TCATTTCAGTTGTATCGGTTTCAAATTTTTTGTTGGTTGCTGTGAGTTCCGCAACTTTCAAGTTGAGTTCTGAATTTTGTTCTTTAAGGTAAGAAGTTAACTCAGTAGTTGATCCAGTTTCGCCAGAGACAGCTGAAGTTTCAGTTTCGTCTGTACCTTCACCACCGTCATCAACTGTATCATCAGCACCACCTGTTTCCAGATTAGTGTCAGTGTTTTCAGTTTCTAAATCGGTATTCGTTTCGTTTGTTTCTGCAGAAATTTCTGCCTCATTAGCTTCCAGTTCCGCTAGTGGAACTCCGGCTGCTAATTTGGCTTGGT